CAACAGCTTATATTAAGAACAACAGATAAAGTCTATTTAGACTATAATCCTTCAGACCCCTATAGTTGGATATATGAGAAAGTATTAACAAGAGATGATTGTACATTTATCAAATCAACATATAAAGCAAATCCATTCTTAGATAAAGATACAATAGCAGAAATAGAAAGACTAAAAGACATAGACCCTGACTATTGGCGTGTTTATGGAATGGGTGAAATAGGTTCTATACAAACAATGATATTTAGAAACTTTGACTTAGTAGATGAAGTGCAAGGAAAGCTACTTGGATTTGGATTAGATTTCGGCTTTACTAATTCACCAACAGCATTAGTAGCAGTATATCAATCAGATGATAATTTATACATCAAAGAAATGCTTTATGAAAAGAGATTGACTAACATGGACTTAGCTAACAAACTAAAAGAATTTAGAATAGATAGGCAATCAGAAATAGTTGGAGATTCAGCAGAGCCTAAATCCATAGAAGAAATATATAGACAAGGATTTAATATCAAACCTGCTAAGAAAGGCGCAGGAATACATTTAGGCATAGATATAATGAGAAGATATAAGTTGCATATTACTAAAGACAGTTTAAATGCAATCAAAGAATTTAGAGGTTATAAATGGGCAACAGACAAGAATGGCGATGTTCTTAATACACCTGTTAAAGTTAACGACCATTTAATTGATGCAACAAGATATCTATGTTTAAATAAGCTAAGTATTAACCATAGTGGGAAATACTATATATTGTAGAAAAAACAAATTATGAACTTTTATATTTATTAGTAATGAAAGAGGTTAAATTGACAATACCTGATAAGTGGTCTGATATAACAATAGGCACTTATCAAAAATATGTGAAAATACAGAATGGCAAGGGAAGTGAGAAAAATAAGATTGTAAAGAGCTTGGCTTTATTATGCGGCACAAGTCCATTTATAGTAAAGAAAATGGCTTACAAAGATTTATTAGAGATAATGTCTATCATTAAAACAATGATTGATACTGAGCCTGACAAAGAAGAGTTTAGAAAGGTATTTAAATTTAAAGATGAAGAATATGGATTCTGTCCTAATCTTAGTAACATTAGCACAGGAGAATATATAGATTTAGAAAACTATTGCAAAGAACCTATAGAGAACTTGCATATTATTATGTCAATACTTTATAGAAAGATAAATTTTTCTAGGGGAGAGAGATATAGTATAGAAGATTATAACCCTGATGAATTTAAAGAAGAACTATTTAAGGATTGTCCAATGGATATAGCACTTAACTGTCTAGGTTTTTTTTTGACTTTAGGAAGCGAATTGGCGAAGATTTCGCACAACTATTTACAAGCTCTGCAAACCAAACAACAGAAGGCGTAAGTATGCAATCTAAATGGGGGTGGTATAACATCCTTTATTCTTTATCTAATAGTATTCTAGACATAGAAAAAATAACAAGATTACCAATCTTAGAAGTACTTACATATTTAGCATTTACTCAAGATTATAACAATAAACAAAGAAGCAATTATGATAACTTTTAGAAATGCAGTAGGATTTTTGGAAAAAATCGCTGACAAGCATTATATGATAAACAGCTTTCATTGTGGTTTTATGGATGAAGTTGATATTAACAAACTAGGTGCAACAGATTATGTTATTCTATATGCCGAGCCGGGAACTGCAACAATAGACAAGGGTGTAATGACTTATAATTTTACAGTCTATGTTTTAGATATGATTAATAATGAAGATTCAGTATTCCAAGCAAATGCGGTGAGTGAACCAATTTTGGAAAAAGAGGGAAGAACAGACGCATTAAATGAAAACTTGCAAATCCTACAAGATGTTATAAATGAATTTCATCAGAACTTATATTCTACAAGTTGGGTTGATGATGAAGTAGTTTTAGACTTGCCTATTAATTGTGAACCATTCACAGCTAGATTTGATAATCTTTTAACAGGTTGGTCAGCATCAATAAGTATGCAAGTAAATAACACCAACAATCTGTGCATTGTACCAATTGATAGCTAATGGAACTAAAAAACACAATACAAGCGATGCAGAAACTCGGTGGCAATGTTGTCAAAGAGGGTAGAAGTGTTCTTAGAAAGGATAAAAAAGCAAATGGAACACTATACAATGACTTTGACTATTTAGTTACAGCAGGAAAAAATAGTGTAACATTAGAATTTGAATTTGGTGGTGCTGAAGATTATTGGGCGTTTGTAGATGAAGGTGTAAAAGGTGCAGGTGGTTTTAAGGGTAGTGGTAGAATGAGAGGACAAGGAAGTCCTTTTAGATTTGGTAGTGGTAAGTCTAAAGGCAAATGGCCACAGTTTACAAGTGCAATACAAAAGTGGATTAAAAAAAAAGGAATAAAAGGTAGAGTAGATAGTAAATGGAAAAGTGCAGGAAATAAAGGGGGACAATTTATAACTAATAAAAGTTTAGGGTTCTTAATACAAAGAGCAATATATCAAAGAGGTTTAACAAGGACTCAGTTCTTTAGCAAACCTTTTGAACAACAATTAAAAAAACAAACAGATGCTATTGTAGAAGCATTTGGAGATGATTTAGAAAAACAATTAGAAACAGTAATAGGAAAATAATATGGCATTATCATTCGTACAAACACCCGTTAACACAACATCAAAAGTTCCAGTCATTACCAATTGGACGCCCATTATTGGATATATGCTTTATCAAGATGATATTAGTGGATTATCTTATTTTAAGTTAATTTTAGAAATTAGATTAGATGATGCTTCAGGAACATTATTAGCAAAACTAAAACAAAGAAGAAACGGTTATAGTGCAGATATTACAGCAAGTCCTCAAAGAGCAAGAGCATATTTTGACCTAAGAGATGTTGTTAACTCTCAATTAATAGATACTGTATTTGACCAAAATGCTACAGGGCAGCCTTTTAACACAATACATAAAGTTGGTGTTAATACTGCTGCAAAACCATTTAGTGTAAATGGGGATAGTGTAACAGGACAAACACAAATACTAAAAATATATGTAAAAGGATATCAACAATCTAGCTCTAGTATTTTTGGTGTTCCTGCTGAAGATACAAGTGGAGCTGTTAATAATACACTATATTATTTACAGGCTTCTTTACCATTATTAACAGCAAGAAGTGTTAGTACGGCTTATGTTCAGTCAGATGCATTTAATGTTTATAATTGCTCTAGTGCTACAGATTTATTTTTAAGTGATTTAGAAACTAGCGCAGGAGACTATAATTTAAGTGGATACATTAATTATGTGCAAGACACTGATTATCATACAGTAGCCTTTTTAAATGACAATGCTAATTTTGATAGTGATATTGACCATATAGAAATAGCATATTACAATTCTGCAGGTTCGCTAATAAATAGTAAATACTATATAGATAATATCTCTGCAAATGGCGGTGAAGCACCTACAGATGGCTCTTTAACTAACGCAGAAAGATTATTATATTTTGGTTGTGGTCCAGGAAATTTAGAAGGACAAAGCGATACTTCTAGCGCAAAGCCTTCTAATAATTCTGGTTGGGCTTATTACACAATTAGAGGAACAGGAAACGACACGGGAACTATTGCATACAAAACGGCAACTTATTATTTTATAAAACAAGATGGTAGCTGTAAAGGCTTTAAAGTGCGTAGATTAGCTTGGCGTAATTCGGTAGGTGGTTATGATTATTTTAATTTTAAAATGAAATCAACACAAACTATCAAAGTAGAAAGAAATAACTATAACTCCATGATTGGAACATTTAACAAATCTAGATGGAGATACAATAATACTCAAAGAGGAAAAACAACTAGACAAACAACAGCTAGTTTAAGCGAAATACTAAATACTGATTGGATAACAGAACAAGACGCAAACTTATTAGAAAAGCTAATAATGTCTACAGATGTTTATGTTGTTGAAAATGCAGACACAGAATTTACACAAGGTGTACTTATTACAGACAGCACGTTTGTTAAAAAAACAAAAGCAAATGATAATATGATTAAATACACAATAAACATAGAATACGCTAATCCTGTTAATACCAATTCATAATGAAGATAAGACTCGTTGCATATAGAAAAGCGACAAGTAGTGCTACCTCAGAGACTACTTATCAATTAGACCTACAAGAAGCTCCTAATATATCTTTAAATTATCAATTTTCAGATATTAAAGACCCTGCAACAAGAAAGGGGGGTTTTAGTCAAACTTTCAAATTACCTTTTACGGATAATAATAATCAATTTTTTCAAGATTGGTATAATGTAAATTTAGAAACTTTAGTTTTTACTACTAGAAAGAAATTTGATGCAACACTATTTGTGGGGACTGTACCACAGTTTGAAGGTTCTTTACAATTAAAAGCTGTATATCAAAAAGCTCAGGTTTATGAAGTAGTGTTAATGTCTACGGCATCAACATTATTCAGCGTAATAGGAGAGCAAAGATTAAAAGATGTTTTTCTAGAAGAGAGCGGTTCTTATATTGCGAGTTTTAACCACGTCTATGATGAAACTACTTTAGCTAAGTCATGGGGAAATACTTTAACAAATGCAGCAGGAGGTTCTTTATATGATAGCGATTCTTCAGTATCTAAAATAGTATATCCTCTTTCTGTTACTAGAGATAAATTTTACTATGACCCTAATGATACTAATGGAGTAGTAAGTAATATAAAGCGCTATCTAAGAATGGACCAATCTTTTGCTAGTGCTTGGAATGCGGGAGGGGGTAATTTAGCTTATAGCTATTCAGTACCTATAACTCAGTTTAGACCTGCTGTACAAATAAGAGCTATATTAAGACTGCTACTAGGAAGGGCAGGATTTACCTATACATCAACTTTTATTGATTCAGACCCTTTTAATAAAATCTTTATGACTACAGCAAATCATATAGAAGTTCCTGTAGTGCCAACTGTAAATGCCAATCCTAGTGGATTTTCAGTAGTGGGAAATTCCTCTCAATGGGGGGCTTATTACTTTACATCAGGCGAGTCACAAACCTTTTATGCAACGTATTCTCCTGATATGAATACACCATCAGCTAGCTGTACTGTTCCTAACGACCCTGATTCTATATGGGATTTGACTAATAATACTTTTGAGAAAAAAGATGTTACAATGTATCAATTAAGGCTAAAAACAATTATGAGAGGTTACAATGTTTCCATGCCTACCCTTGGTAGTCTGGGAATAAGAGTTAGAGCTAAAATGTATCTTGTAATAGATGGGAATGTAGATTATAATCAATCTGTAGATACTATAACCACATACCTGAGCCAATATGGGGGGGATACTTTTAGTGAGCTCCTTGACTTTACATTCGATATATCAGAAATGCCTGTAGGCGCAAAAGCTCTTATTTCAATAAGGGTTAATAGCTTTACCGGATGGGACCAAGACGCTTCATCTTCTCTTATCTTAGGTTACTATACTGATTTAAGTAATGATTATGATTTGGCTTGTGGAAATTCCTATTCTAGTGCAAGAATAGATTGGATTGGATATAGCACCACCAACATTTTTAATAAAACTGTAGATTTTCCTTCTTGCATAGACCCTGAAATTACTCAGAAAGCCTTTTTAAAAGACATAATACAAAGATTTAATTTAGTAGTAGTGCCAGACCCTAATGACCCAAATAATTTACTTATAGAGCCTTATAATGACTTTATTGCTAGTGGTAACATACAGTATTGGACAGACAAGCTAGATACCTCCAAAGAAGTAGTAGTTAAAGATACTACAGAAATGCAAAAAAAGACAATACACTTAACAGACCAAGAAGATGAAGATTTATACAACAAATCTATAAGAGAGCGATATCCTGCTGTTAATGTTTATAGTCACCTAAAACAACAAAACTCTACAAATGACTTTGCAACAGGAGAATTTACAGTTGATACGATATTCTCACCATTTATCAATGGGCAAGTTTTTGCTAGTGAAAATGAAGAGCTAGGAACATTCTTGCCTAATATGGCAGTACATTATGAAAGAAGCTATGAAACCAATGATGGAGTTTCAACTATTTCTATTGCTAAAACTAAACCCAAGCTTTTTTATTATCCAGGTTCAGCAACTACTGTAAAGGATTTAGATGGTGCTACACAGACTTATTATCTACATAATACTGCTAGTGGTACTACAACTGCTTATAGTTTTACTACATATCCTAAGTGTACCCCTTATGTACTTACTAATTCAAATACTAGCTCTTTAGACTCAACAACAAATTCCCTTCATTGGAACTCTACTCCTCCATTAGTAGGAAACTTGTCTGTATTTCAATATGGCTATGATTATGGAAATTGGTATAATAACACTTTATACGGTAAGTATTGGAAAAGTTATCTTGATAATATATACAGCCAAGATGCTAGAATAATGGAATGTTATCTTAATCTTAATGAGGTAGATATATATAATTTTAGTTTTAAAGACGAAATTTTCATAAAAGATAGTTATTGGAGGTTATTAAAAATAGAGAACTATCAGGTTAACGCACAAGCTTCTACAAAAGTTACTTTAATAAAAGTTTTAGATACTTTTGAAACTGCTGAGGATTGTAATTATGTTCTTGGATTTATTGGAACTTCAAACCTTTTGTCTAATCAGTATTTCATGTGGTGTCCAGATACTGACCCAGGGTGTGAGCCTTTAATAACAGGAACTGGTTTAGGTATTTATGCAAACCCATCATGCTGTATAAATAATGGAGGAGAGATTGCTTGGCAATATACTGCCTACGCAGATGATGGCCTATATCCTTGTCTGGCTAATTCAGGCAGCCTACCTGTAAGGCTTAAAAGTATATATACATCACGGTCTATATTACAAACAGGAACAACGAAGACTTTTATTAGTAATATAATAGGAGGACTCAACAGAGCTTTAGTTAGAGGTGTAGATAACACTAAATATAGTCAAAGGATTCTGCCTGATGTTGGTGATGATATTGTTATAAAATATAAAAATCTTACTCTGGGTGGTGAAGCTAATATAAGAGGTGAATCACATAGAATAGTTCTATCAGGTATGACCACAGGAAATACTACAGGGTATGCCTATCCTGGAGGTGATAAACAAGCTACTCCATTATTTATGCCTGATGATTCTAATATCATAGTAAGGGTAAAAGGGGTTGGTACTGTAGTAGGAGGAACGAGCACTACATATCCTGTTGGAGCATCAGAAGGCGTTGCTTATTATACTGCTTTTATTATTTCTAATGGAACAGCTACTCAGTTAAGTACAGCAGGTGGTGTACAAGAATTTAACCTTAGAGGAGCTGTATCACAGGCTTGTACTTTATATATTGATATGAATGAAGGAGCATTAAGATTTGGGTTAAACGATAGTCAGACAGATACCATAAGAACATGGGTTTTAACAGCAGATATAGATGTTAACGAAATACCTAGTTTAAGCCTTCCTTATGATGAAAATTGGGCATTATACCAAAATGGTATATTAATAGAATTACAAAACGGAGACTTTTTAATATGGAATTAAAGAAATATATAGAATCAACAACAAAGATAATTATGCCTTCTATTGACCACTTACAGTTAGTAGAGTATAAGAATAAAGAATTGGACTTTGCTTATGGTATGGAACAATACCACACAAGTTTTAAAAGAATGATTAAGCAATTAATAAGAATAATTTTTAGATAGATAATATGTCACAAAAGAAAACAATAATAATAGATGTAGATGCTAAAGATGGTATCAAGCAAGTAGACAACCTAAAAAAAGGAGTTGAAGGAGTAGATACTTCTTCTAAAGGAGCAAAAACAGGTTTAGGAGGAATGACAGGAATGACAAAAAAACTAGGTGTTGCATTTAAAGCGCTTGGCATTGGTCTTATTGTAGCTGCTTTTATGAAGCTAAAAGATATATTTAGTGGTAATATAGAAACAGCTAGAGCTTTTGAAAGAGTGACATCACAGCTTAGTGCTGCCTTTGATGTTATAAGAGATAGGGCTGAGGATTTTATTAAATCACTAATAAAATTAAAAAATCCACTTAAAGCATTTAAAGAGGCATTTACAGGTACAACAGCAGAAATAAAAGAAGAAACTAAAGCAATGGGCGATTTAACAACGCAGTTGCAAAAAGTAAGAGATGAAGAGAGAGATATGCTGTTAATTAGAGCAAAAGCTAACAAGATTATAGCAGAATCTAGGCTATTAGCAGAAGATGATACCAAGTCAATGGAAGAAAGATTAGCGGCATTAAAAGCAGCAGTAGCAGAAGAAAAAAGAGTAGCAGATATGGAGGTTGCTACACAAAAAAAGAAGGTTGATACACTACAGGCGGTGATTGATTTAGGAAAATCAAGCGAGGAAGACATTGCAGAATTAGCGGCTGAAAGAGCAAGATTGATTGAACTTCAAACAGCATCAGTATTAAAACAAAAAAGAGTAGCTGCTGAAATAGGCACATTTACAAATCAAATTGCTAAAAAAGAAGAAAAAATTGAAACAGATAGATTAGCAAGAATAGAATTAAATAATGCAGCTAAAGAGTTAGGACTTCAAATTACTGAAGAGATGACTAATAAAGAAGTAGATGCTTTAATTAAAAAGAAAGAGAAAGAATTAGAAGTTGAACAAAAAGCAGCAGAGAAGCTCAAAATATTTAATGAAAAAGAAGCAGAAAAACTAAAAAAACAAAAGGAGAAAGAAGCTGCTGCTGATTTGAAGATTCAAAAAGCTAAAATAGCTGCTCGAAAAGCTGCCGAAATACAGGGCGCAAAAATGCTTTTAGGAACATTAGGAAAATTAGCTGGAGAGGGAACTGCCGCGGCTAAAGCAACGGCTGTAGCACAAATTTTAATTAATTCTGCACAAGGTGTATCAGCAGCTATAAAAGCAGGAGCAGGTATTCCTTTTCCTGGAAATTTAGCTGCAATCGCAACAGGTGTAAGTACCGTTCTAGGGGGAATAGCTAGTGCAAAAGCTGTATTAAGTAAAGTAGAAGGACCAGACGAAGGGATTGATGATGATGTTTCAGACGTTAATGTCGATAGTACAAGTATAGCACAATCGGGCTTAACAGGACAGATACCTCAATTTGAAGGAATCTTTGGAACACCAGGACAAACAGGACAACAACCTGTTCAGGCTTTTGTAGTAGAAAATGATATTAGTAATGCACAAGCATTGCAAAGCGAATTAGAAATACAAGCAACTTTGTAAACAAAAAAACGAACTTTATATTTATTAGTGTTATGGCAAAAAAGAAAAAACTTATAGAATTAATTATAGACGAAACAGCAGATATGTTTGGAGTTGATGCAATAAGCATTGTTAAGTTCCCTGCAATCGAAGAAAACTTTGTCTTTTTTAATAATGACTTTTTATCACTTGCAAAAGTAGATGAAGAAAAAAAGCAACTCGTTGGTGCAATACTTATCCCCGATAAGAAAATCCCAAGACTCGACAAGGAAACTAACGAGGAGTATGAAGTATTCTTTACTAAAGAAACTATTAAACAAGCACAGAAGCTGTTTATGAACAGTCTAAACAACAATAATCACACCTTTGAACATAAAGAGCCAATTCAAGGCTTAACTGTCGTAGAATCGTGGATTAAAGAAGACAAGAAATATGACAAATCCAATATGTACGGCTTTAAAAACCTACCAATAGGAACTTGGTTTGTACAAGTAAGTGCGGAGAACAATCCTGAGATTTGGGAATCTATTAAGAATAAAGAAGTTAGAGGATTTAGTATCGAGGGTTATTTTACAGATAAACTAATAGAAGCATCTAAGGAAGTAGATATATTAGATGAAGTTTGTGAAGATTGTCCTGATGAAGTGTTAATGGGTAAAATTAAAAATCTAATCTTAGATAACGAATTAAATCCTGTTGGTGCTTTAGATGGTGAGCCATTATTTAGAACTAAAGAAGAAGCTGAAATATATGCAGAGATGTTTAAAGGATGCTCAGGTTCTCATGCTCATACTGTTGATGGTGTTAAATTATATATGCCTTGTGTTGACCATGCTAGTGCTGTTGTAAGGGAAGAGTATGGAAAAGGAGGAAAAAGAAAATACAAGAAAAAATACAAAATACTAGAACACGTTGCTTTTGCTAAAAGAAAGGCAATGTTAAAGTATTCTTGGGATGATTGTATGCGTGACCAAATGAAAGAATATGGCAATAAAGAAACAGCTGCTAAAGTCTGTGCAGCTATCAAAAATAAGACAGTAAAACGATAAAGAAGTAAACACTTTTAACCCTTTTATATTTATTAATGTTATGGGAACTATAGAAAAAATTTTAAATCTCTTGAAAATGAAAAATGAACCTAAATCTTATAGCGTAAAATTCTACGCTGAAATGAAATTAGATGATGGTCGTGTTGTTGCTACAGAAGATGAGCAATTCATGATTGGGTCTAAGGTCTTCGCTGTTGGTGACGATGGTGAAGCAGAAGCATTGGCAGCGGGAAGCTATACAATGGAAAACGGAAATAAAATGACAATTGGTGAAAACTCTGAAATCCTAGACTTAGGTGAAGAAAAAGAAGCTGAAGATGTTGAGGCATCTGAAGAAGAACTTTCTGAAGAAGTAGCTGAGGAGTCTAAAGAAGAAGAATTAGCTGAAGAATCAGAAGCAGAAGAAACTGATTGGGCTAAAACTTTTGAAGAAATGAAAGATAGAGTTGCTGAATTAGAAAAAGCAGTCTTTGGTGAAAAAGCTGAAGAAGAAACTGAAGCTTTATCTAAAGAAGTTACTGAAGAAAACAAAGAAGATTCTGAAGATGACAAGACAGAAATGTCTAATGAAGTTATAGGGGAACTTATGACACAAATCGAAGAATTAAAAAGTAAAATAGTTGAATTAAGCAACGAACCTGCTACGGAAGGTATTTCATACAATCCTGAAGGTTCTAACTTTAGCTCAACTGTTGACTTAGCAAAACTGTCACCTATGGAGAGGACAGCATATTACATTAATAACAAATAAATTTAAAAAAATGGCGAATAAAATTCAATTATCAAAAAGACGTGAATTTGACATTACTGTAAATGGTGATACATATGCAGGTGTTCACGCAATGCCTTATGTGACTGCTGCCTTGAGAAGTCCTGACACAGTTGCTAAAGGTTATGTTAGAATCTTAGATGGTCTAACAAAAAGTGCAGTAATTAACAATATAGCTTGTGCTAATCCTATTGTTGCTGCTGCTTGTTCTTTCTCTAGTGGAAATGACACATCAACAAGTGAGCAAGTTCTTACTTTGACTGATTTAAAAGTAAATGAGGAAATCTGCCGAGGCACAATCTTCCCTACTTGGATGGGACAAGGAATGGACAGAAATGGTGACTTACCACAGTCTTTCTCTGACTTCTTATTACAAGTAGTTGCAGGAAAAGCTGCTGCTCAATTAGAAATAGGTATCTGGCAAGGTTCTTCTCCTTTTGGAGTTGGTTTCTTATCTGATGATGGAACTCAAGATGAGGCAGGTGCAGACGCTTCAGCTTGTAAAGATTTCACAGAAGTAGATTTTGCTGACGCTTTAGCTGCTTCAGACATCCTTACTGATATGGCTTCAGTATATAATGCTGCTGCATCTGATATTTCAGGAATACTTACTAAGCCTGGTGTTGGTTTCTACATGAACAACAAAACTTACGGATTCTACATTCAAGCTCTAGCTTCTGCAGGTTCTAATCAAGGACAAATTTCAGGATTAGGTTTTGATGCAAAAGCTGACACTGCTACTTACTTCGGATACCCAATTTACAGATGCCCCGGGATGTTCAACGATACCATACTTTTCACTTACCCTGAAAACTTAGTGTTCGGAACTAACCTTGCAACGGACTGGACTGAAGCGAGATTAATCCCGACTTATGAATATGACGGTTCAGATAACGTAAGAGTTGTTATGAACTTTGCGATAGGAGTACAGACTGCTGTTGCGACAGATGGTGTTTACGGTTCAACTGTTTGGACTTAATAGATACTTTAAATGGGGAGTTGTAATAGACTCCCCTTTTATTAACCTTATAATAAATTAATAATTATGGCTTGTAATATTACAAGAGGACGTTTAATTGACTGCAAAGATAGCATAGGTGGGTTGAAAGCCATTTATATTGCTAAGTCATACAGCAATAATATTTCTGCTGTAGCTACTATTAATACTACTGAAATGACAACAGCAGGTTTTGCTACTTGGTCTTGTTGTGGAGGTACTGTTGAAGTATTTAAATATGACTTAGTTCAGAATTTATCTAGTATGACTGTAAACATAAATTCAGACAATGCTAATGGAACAACATTTTTTGAACAGACATTATCTGTTACTCTACAAAAAATTGACCACGATATGACTAACGAGCTGAGGTTAATGGCTTACAGTCGTTCACAGATATTTGTACAAGATTCTATGGATAATGTATTCTTATTAGGTATTGATGGTGGATGCCATGTAACAGGAGGTACTGTTGTTACAGGAACTGCTAAAGGAGATATGAATGGGTACACTATTGAATGGGGAGCACAAGAAAAGAACGCTTTAATACAGCTTCCTGCTAGTGCAGGTGCTGCAACAGCTAAGTTTCCATTTGATGGGTTAACTGATGAAGCTAACTTAACAATTACTGTAGGAACTTAATCGTTACTCTATAAACAAAGAAAGAAGGGGTTTTATTACCCCTTTTTTTGTACACTTAAAAACAATAATGTTATATTTATATTTATAGTAAACTACTATGGCTTGGAAATTAAAAAAAGAATGGGAAGGTAAAAGCATTGACACGATAAATATACCGTTAGATGACTTATCACAACCACAGATAAAGTCTTTAAATGAAAGCGTTAGAAATTCTTTATTTATAGAAGATAAACCTAAAAAGAAAAAGAAAGATGATTCAACTTACAAGGGGTAGCGACGCTTCCACGTCTTATGCTAATTATTTTTATTTGGATATATACGATGCTTATAAAAATAAAAATTATATAGCTTACAGACCTGTTATAACTCTTACGAGTCAAGAAACAGGAAACTTTGTTAATATGCTGCCAATGTCAGGGGCATCATATTTTAATACTACTAATAAAGAGAGGTATGTAAAAATGACTATAACACTAGACACAGCACAATCATTAGGTGTTGGCTTTGTCAATTTAGGAACAATAGATATGCCTTTCGGATTTTATGATGTAACAATAAGAGAAAATAAGTTGGCTAGTTTGCCTAGTAGTCAGGCAGACGTAAATGCTCTCAACATTGTTTATCAAGGTCTTGCTTATGTATTTGATAATGAATTTACGCGTCAAGTTCCCGCAGTTGAATACACAGAATACACAGATAATGATACTGACAAAAACAATGTATATATAACCAACACATATACTTAATAATTATGAATTTAGATTTAATAAAATTATCACATTATAATATCCCTCATTTAGTAGAAGACTCTAAAAATGATTGGGTTTCTTTCGGTAAAGACAACCTTTATCCAAATTATTTGCTTGACCTATTCTTAGGAAGTGCTATAAATGGTGCTTTAGTTAAGTCAATAGGAGCAATGATTTATGGTGAAGGATTGGCTGCCACTAATGTTGATGATAACATAGATACTAAAGAGTCGTATCTGCGACTAACAGAACTATTACACAATTCTGATGATGATGTATTAAAAGACCTAGCACTAGATTTAAAGCTATTTGGAGGTTGTTATGTAAATGTCATATGGAGTCGTGACCGCAGTAAAATAGCTAAAATGATACACGTACCTGCTCAATATATCCGTTCAGGTAAAATGGTAGATGGTGAAATAGATACTTATTACTATTCAGCAGATTGGTCTAAAGCCAAAAAAGGTGAATATAGACCAAGACCTTATAGAGCATTCTCCGTAGAAGACAGAAGCAGTGCAAGTCAAATCCTAATGATTCGAGATAAGAACCCTGCTTTATTCTACGGATTTGCTCCTGATTACATCGCCGCTACTGATTGGATTCAAATGGAATTAGAAATAGCACAATTTCATTTAGCTAATATTACAAGTGGTATGACACCTAGTATGCACGTTGGGTTCTCTAACGGTGTACCTACTGAAGAAGAAAGAAGAACAATAGAAAGACAGCTTAATGCCAAGTTTGCAGGAACAGGAAATGCAGGTAAAATCTTAATCACATTTAATGATGGTAAAGAAACAACGCCTACAATAGAGCCTATCCAAATGAATGATGCACAAAATGCTTGGGTAGAAATGTCTAAGCAGTCCGTAAATCAAATACTTGCAGGACATAGAGTAACATCACCGATATTATTTGGAATTAGAAGTGAGGGCGGTGGACTAGGAAATAACGCTGACGAATTACGTGATGCATACAGCTTATTTAATAATACAGTTATCATTCCCTTCCAGAACACGCTTTTAAAGGGCTTAGAGAAGATATTTCAAGTTAATGATATAAACCTTGATTTGTACTTTAAGTCGCTTAAACCTGCGGATTTCATTGATTTAGAAGTTACTAAGACTCAGAGTGAAGAAGACCAAGAAAAAGAAGGAGTGTCAAAAGAAGACATAAATACTGAGGAATTGGTGGAAATGAAAGCAATAGATGTTGAAGATGATGATGTATGTTTGGACTATTTTGATGATATAGGAATTACACTAGATGATGATGAGTGGTTTGAAGCACACCAAGAAGAATTAGATGAGTTTGAAATAGATAGCAGATACCATGAGTTTGCTTATGCTCCTGCAGGAACACCAAATGTAGCTGATAGTTCTAGTGATATTGGAATGTTTAGAGTTTTATATAGATATTCTCAAACACTATCTATAAGCAAAACAACAGGAAAAGTTACAAGCAGAAAGTTTTGCGAAAAGATGGTTGCTAAATCTAAGCAAGGCACATTGTATAGAATGGAAGATTTAAAGAAAGCATCACAAAAAGCAGTTAATAAAGGGTTCGGACCGAATGGTTCAAATACCTATAATATTGCACTGTACAAGGGCGGTGCTAACTGTAAGCATAAATGGGTTCGAGTGTTCTATTTTAGAAGGCAAGTTCCTAAAGGACAGACTTTTGTTGATGTTGATGGCAAAGAATACAAAGAGTTTGAATACCTACCTAATGGAACATTAAATAATTTTAGACTTGTTTCACAGCAATTTGCGAATGGTAAAATGCCAATGCCTGATGATGCAGAAATGAGAAAAACAACTTGGAAACTACCAAATCATGGATTTTTAAAACCAAGAGTAGAAAAAGAACGTAGCAGGTCAACACCTGTATAAAATAAAATAACGATATGGCGATACAACACACATTATACATTTCAGCGACAAGGCTCAAAAAAGATTCTGCTATCGGTGGCTCGGTGGAGGATAATTTAATAATGCCTTATATCTTGTTAGCTCAAGACATGAATATATTACCAATACTAGGGACTGATTTAGATGCTAAATTAAAAGCAGACATTCAGGCAGGAAGTTTAGCAGGTGCTTATAAAACACTTGTAGAAGATTACATACAGCCTGCTCTCGTACAATTTAGTTTTGTTTCACTCGTTCCCTATTTAAGGCTAAGATTTGTTAATAACGCAGTAGTAGTTATGGGTGCAACAGAACAGTCTTCTAGTGCTACCTATGATGATTTAAAGCCATTAATGGATACGGCTACCGATGCCGCAGAGTTTTATAGACAACGAGCAATAGATTACTTGAGAAATAACTCAAGCTCATTTACAGAATATACTAGTAACACAGGTGCTGATTTAGACCCTACGACAGCCAATTATTTTGGTGGGATACAATTAGAGCCTACAGCTACTAGAAGTAATAGATTAACAGGGTTTTTACAAGGAGCAGATATTACAGTTTATGGATGTTAAGAAGCACAGAAAATATCCTAGTAGCCTAGAGAACTTTAAAAAGTTAAAAAATTACATTAAAAAATTAACTAAAAACAATAAAAATGGCAGGACAAAAACTAACGGATAAAACGGCATTAGAGCAACAAACAGGCTCTGGTGATTTATTTATGGTTGTAGATGTCAATGACACGACAGGGTCAGCGGCAGGAACGAGTAAAAAAATAGACTCAAAATATATTATTCAAACAGATAAAATATCTGTATCTAATGCAGAGGTTTTAGATTTAGATACAAATGAAAAAACATTAGTTGGAGCATTGAGTGGCTATATGATAACTCCGCTAACTGTTACCATATTATGTACTTATGCTGCATCTACAGAAAATCAAAGAAAGAAGTTATATTTTGGTTTTGATGATGGAGATGATGATGTACATTGGTCTAATGTATCTAATATGATGGACGGACGGACTACAGATGTTACTTATCATCTTGGAGCAGGAGAAAGCTCCAAAGAGGGGTCTTGTACTATTTCAACAATAAATAAACCTTTTATTTGTTGGGCTGAATCTACTGGATTTGCAGGTGGATGGTCTATGGATGTTTATGTTACTTATGCTTACACTAAAGTATTATGATAAAGTATATATTTTTATTATTACCCTTTTTAACACTTGGACAAATAGATTTCTTCAAGTATTCTACTATTTACACATCTATGAATGTAAATACAAGCATGGTAGAAAATCAAGACTATATTTCTATTGACAAAGGCTATGAAGATGTAACACAAGTAAATCCGTATGATTATAACTTAACGATTGGCATAAGAAAAATAGCCAGAATGGATTATGAAAAAAAGCTTACAACTTGGTATTACGGTACTGAAAAATCTGTTAGTGATAATGTTACTATTGGTAATAGCGTTGGTTTTGAGTATTTATTTAACTACTCATTTATTCGTAATCGTGGTGACTCGTTTGTGGAACAGAATTATTGGTTAAGATATTTAGGTAAGAGATTTGTGGTAAAAGCACAATATACTGATATGCAAAGAGTGGACCTTAGATATAACTCAGCAGATGCTAGATTAAGATGGACAAGAGGTAATTTTGACTTTACTTTAGGTGGTGTATTTAGAGTACACGACCCCTATGGAATTACACCTATTGATGATTTCTGGGTAGCAGGAGAACAGTCATTCCCACAATTAGCAGAACAGTTTGGCTATTCTAGTCAATTTGTAAATGGTCAATGGCATTGGTTTAAAAACGAAGAATTACTAGCAACATCAAATGATGAGTTCTACAAGCATTATTTTGGTGAAGCAATAGCCGATTTTAACGCTAGAGAATTAGAAGCTTTAGGTATGCAAAAACAACTTAGTCTAGTTATTGGTTTAGCATATTATAAATATACCCCTAAATATTGGGCTCACCTTTGGGCTAATCTAATGCCTTATCATCGTGGTTTAGATGATTTCTCTTATGAATACGGAGAAAGTGGCTTAGAACGCTTAGAATGGGATTCTGGAGCTATTTTAGGACTGAGAGTAACCAATCATTTAGGATTGTTTGTAGAAGGCACACATTTAAAGTATTGGGAAAAGCCTGTATATGAGTGCAAATTTGGGTTTAATTATTTAATATTTTAGTTATGAAAAAAGTATTGTTTGTATTGTTTGCTTTTATAGGTTCATTTTCTTTTTCACAAGAATATGATTTTGAACAATTATGTATAGCTTGTGCTGAGTCAGGTGGTTTCTATTGTGGTGATGACCCTAATAATTGGACTCAATACTCTCCTGAAGGTTGCGTTCAAGCATCTTGGATTAATGATGGATGGGTTGACTGTGTTGATAGTAGTGATGAGGGAGAGGGTGTTGTTCCTACTGCTTTATCAGAGTGCGCTCCACCTCCTCCTCAATGTGACACTATATATGTAGATGTTCCTGTAGTAGAGTATGTATATCAAATAGATACCTTAGAAGTGCCATTTTATATATACGAAACTTTAATACAATTAGATACAATAATACAAACAGAATATATTACACAAATAGTTGTGGACACAGTTGAGATAGAAACACTTGTGCCAGAATATATATATATAACAGATACGGTAACAGTTTATGAAGACATTTTAGATACTCTATATGTTGATGTGGTTGAGTATGTTGATAGCTTAATATACGACACAATAGTTGAAATAGAATACGTAGAGTTTTTTGTTACTGATACAGTTTTAGAATATGTTGAAATAATAGAAACAGAATATGTAGACTGCGAAAGTGGTTTGCCTTGTACAAGTGGAGTTAGAGAAATACTAAACAATTCTAAAGAAAATAATAAAATGTATAGCCTTTTAGGTTATGAGATTAAAAGACCTGAAGGGGTGTATATTCAGAATGGTAAAATTAAATATAAATTAAATTAATAAATTATGGATATTTTAAAGAAAATTGTAAATAGTAAAAAGTTCTGGTATGCCTTTGGTATGTTTATTTTTATAAACTGCTCTAGTGCATTTGGAATTTCAGAAGGTGAAATGGCTAACCTTATTTGGGTTGGTATTGCACTTATTGTTGCTCAAGGAGTTGCTGACCGTAAATCTTGTAGCAAATGAAATTAAGCGAGAAGTCTGAACTCACCCTTGACTTAAAGACGATAGGAATTATTGTTGGCATGGTTATTTCTGTGTCTAGTACTTATTTTACATTGAAAGGACAAATTGATGAAAATAAAAAGGCATTAGAAAAAGGGAATTGGGTTAGTGCTACCGAGTATAATCTAAAGGATGAACTTGTTAGGACTACCATTATGGGCAATAGTAAAAAGCTAGATGCGATTGAAGATAAGCTAAATACTATTGATGAAAGGCTTTACAACTTAAACAAATAGATATGAATCATATTCCATATATAGTAACTGGGTTGTTCTTTTTTTGTATTGGCTCTTGTGTTGGTCAAGTGTCAGTAGTTCATTTTAATAGTGAATGGAACTCTGAAAATAGCTTTGATGTTTCTGTTTTAAAAGATTGTGAAAAGGCAGATATTATTATCTGCACTAATCCAGAAGAACAAGAAAAACACAAGATTAAATCTGTACCTACTGTTATTGTGTTTGATAACAAAATAGAGGTTGCTAGATTTGAAGCAAATATAATGATGCAATTAGAAGCAACATTTAAAGATATACAAGAAAAGATTGACAAAATATATTTAGCTAAATTCGAATGAAATTATCAAGGTCATTTACACTACAGGAGCTAACAAGGTCAGATACCGCATTACGCTTAAATATGGATAATACCCCCACAAAAGAGGGCATCATAAAATTACGACTTCTAGCCGCTAATCTTTTACAACCACTCAGGAATGTAGTTGGTCCTATTAGAATTACAAGCGGCTATAGAAGTCCTGCTCTTTCACAAGCTATAGGCTCTTCATCTAACTCTCAACATTGTAGATATGAAGCAGTAGATTGTCAGTATGTTTTTAGAAAGACTATGAACAATCTTAAAATATATAATGCTCTAATTGATTTAGACTTAGACTTTGACCAATGCATATTAGAGTTCGGAACAAGTACTCACAATTTAGATGGCAAACCTGCTTGGATTCATCTTAGTTGGAAAGTAAGTGATAATAGAAGAGAAGTTCTTGTAGCTTATAAAGACGAAAATAATAGAACAAAATATAGACCACCAATTAAATATAAATCCTTATGAAATTTTTATCTAAACTATTTGGAAATATGTCGCTCGATGTTAATAAAATCGTGGATAACTTACATACTAGCGCTGAAGAAAAAGCTGATATGCGCCGTAAATTTGAACAGATATTTTTAGAAGCACAAGCACACGCTGAGGAACAGATTACTAGAAGATGGGAAGCAGACGCTAAAGCAGGTTGGTTACCTGCAAACATACGACCTTTAACACTAGCATTTCTAGTAGTGTCAACGGTTCTACTAATCTTTATTGAAGGAGGATTAATTGAGTTTGAAGTTAAAGAAAATTGGATAGACCTACTACAGTTAGTATTGATAACGGTGATTGGAGCCTACTTTGGTGGGAGGAGTATTGAAAAAGTTAGAAACAAATAAAACAATTAAAGGAATATAGGCTTAGAGTTACAAAGTCAGAACATGACTTAATAAAAGACTTACGCCAATCCGAAGGCAACGGCTTAAATAACGTTCTAGTTATTGGAGATTTACACGAGCCATTTTCACTTGATAATTACTTAGAATTTTGTATTTCCAAATATGATGAATTTGATTGCACAGAAGTTGTGTTTATTGGGGACGTTATAGATAACCATTACGCAAGTTACCACGAAACATCAGCAGATGGTATGGGTGGTGCTGATGAATTAGAATATGCAATACAAAGAATAGCACGTTGGTATAAAGCATTTCCTAAAGCAACAGTAATTATAGGTAATCATGACCGCATGGTGATGCGTAAGGCTCAAACATCAGCTATACCTAGCAAGTGGATTAAAAGCTACAAAGAAGTCTTAGAAGTGCCTGGTTGGGAATTTGTTGAAAGATATGTCAAAGATGGTGTTCAATACATACATGGGGAAGGCGGGACGGCAAGAACTAAGTGTCGTGCAGACATGATGAATACCGTTCAAGGCCATCTACACACACAAGCTTATTGTGAGCATTATGTCGGTCAAAATTTTAGAGTATTTGGAATGCAAGTTTCTTGCGGAATAAATTTTTCTGAATACAGCTTTGCATATGCTAAAGCAGGAAAAAAACCCGCTATTGGGTGTGCGGTCGTTTTGAATAACGGAAAATTACCCGTAAATTTATTAATGAAGTTATGAATATATACGAGGAAAAGTTTAAACTTGGAGCATATTATACTTATGACAAGAACAACAAAAAGGTTTATGATATAAAAAGTATGCGAGAAGATTTTAAACTATTAGTAAATAAATTAAAGAAAAAATAGTAGATAGGCATATATGAGGTTGTTTTAAATAGATTCTCTCTACAACCGAATGTGTTCGACATATATGCCTGTCTATTATCTATGCGATTAGTCTATAACGAACTACTTGCGTAAATTTCCTGTCCCCATTATCGTGAAGCCATCTTGTTGGAACTTCTACATAATCATTAACTATATTATAGCCATCTTTTCGCAAAGCAAATATAGTTGCTGATAATCTTGTGTTACCTAAATCTCTGATTGCTTCTAGACTTGTTATACTACCATAAGTTGATAAATAGCCTACTAATCTTGTATAATGTGTTTCTCTCATAATTCTTTAATATATTTAATTGTTTGCTTTTTAATGTGTTTAATATCTAACCATTCCAATAGTTCAAAAGCATTTAAAACTATTGTAAAGTCTTCTCCATGTTCATCTTTACCTACTAGATAAACCTCATTATCTGAACAAGCAAAGGTATTTATGTCGTGTATTCTTTTAGTTTTCATATTAATTCCATTTCTGATAATAATTCTTCGCCGTATATATATACTAGCATATTAACTGTTTCTTCTGCATTTGTGTAGCTTTTACATTCTCCAAAGTGAAAGTATTCATAACCCCTAATAGTATCTAATGCTTCAAAAACTGATATTTCGTGCTTATCTAACCACTCTTGAGCTTGGTAATATCCGATTATATAATAATCTTCATTAAATAGATGATAATGTAATTCATCTGAATAATCATTTTTATTATCATTTATATACTCTGTTAATTCTTCTTTTATACTTGTTTTCATATTTATTAATCTTTATCGTCATAAAATGTTTCTGAACAATATCCTCTCCAACAACTATCTGAGCAGAAACCGTTATTTAAATGTTTATCATCATCGCCACAAAAGCGACATTTTTCAATATATTCTTCCATTATAGTGTATGTTTAGTTATAAATTCATTATTAGACATCTGTTCTTTTAAAGAACTAAGTATTTTAATAGAGTCTTTTTTCTCTTTGATAGTATTTTGATAAAATCTAACTTCTTCTGTATTAGAAGCTCCATTTAATTTGTCTTTATATAGACTAATCATTTCTTTTTGATTTTCTATATCTTTTTCAGTTAGTGTCATTAGTCTTGCTAATTGATTAACATTACATTTTATATTTTTATAAATAATTGGATTTTTCATTTTTCTATATTTTAATTAATACTTTTTATTGTTTATTAGAACAAATATATAAAGAAAATTTAATATACTAGCAATAAATAGAAAAAAATGTTTATAAGTTATTAACATTGTGACTGTTAATAAGTATCAATATATTTTTATTATGTATTAAAAATTATTATTATATTTATATAATTAATTATAAAAAATTATATATGAATTCAAGAATGATGAGAAGGCAGGTTATTAGAATAGCTATGTCTGTAAAAGAGATGAATAAGATGGATATTGCGAAAGCTTTATCCTGGTCTTATCCAACTACTTTGAAAAAAATAAATAACCCAAGCAAACTAAGTGTAGATGATGCTGAAAGGCTTTGTGAGCTTATTGACTTGGATATTGTTAAATTTATAAAACCCTTTTAATTATGCAAAAAAATAGTAGAGTAACAAGAGTAACAGGAAATGGAACTTGGGAAGGCAAGTTTGGACTTATGTACAAATTTGAAATAGAAATGGAAAATGGAGATGTTGGTGAAAACCTATCTAAAACCGATGAGTGTCGTTTTAAAGAAGGACAACAAACAGACTATGAGTTTATTGATGGTCAGTTTCCTAAGATAAAACCAATTAATACATTTGCTCCTAGTGGGGGTGGTGGTTTTAAAAAGAATGAACAAGTCCAAGAATATATAATAAAACAAAGTTCCTTAAAGTGTGCTACAGACTTTTGTATTGCTAAAGGAACAACTAATACTGAAGATGTTTTAGCAGTAGCAGAAATTTTTACTGATTGGGTGTTAGAAGGTAAAAAAGCATTACCTTTTGAAAAAGCACCATTTTAATTAATCCTGATAGTGCCCGTGTTGTTAGTTATTTTATATGTTTTACTTTTTCTATATATTAGCACGGGCATTATCTTAAACTGAACACACTATGAAAAAAACTTATTTCAACCATGACAGTACAGCTAGAAACGACTATCGTATTATTAAGATGAGAGCAAAATTAGGTATGGAAGCCTATGGTATATTTTGGTCTGTACTAGAAATGTTATTTACTGAGGAAAACAAATTATGTATAGAAGACTATGACACATTAGCTTTTGGCTTACAATGTGATGCAAAGGTTTTAAAGCAGGTAATAGAAGATTTTGATTTATTTGTAGTAGAGGATAAGTGTTTTTATTCTAGGAGGTTAAATAACCACATACAGGAAATAAATAATAAAAGTAATAAAGCTAAAGAAAATGCTTCTAAAAGGTGGAATAATGCAAACGCAATGCCATCGCATAGCGACCGCAATGCTAGTATAGTAGATAAGAGTAAAATAAATAAGAGTAAATTAAATAAAAGAATTGAGGATTTTAAAAAATCCATTCACTCAATAAGTGATATAAGTGATGAAGATAAAAACGATTTCTTTATGTATTGGACTGAAATGAATAAATCAGGAACTAAGTTTAGAGCCGAGATGCAGAAAACCTTCGATGTAAGTAGAAGATTAAAGAGGTGGGCTAATAATGGCTTTAATAAGCAAAAGAGCCGTTTCCCTGACCATTATGATAGTTTACTTATGAAAAGACTAGATGTTTCTGCACAGAAAGAATATGAACAACACCTTAAAAATATTGGATATGTAACAGAATATAATCCAAACGCAGGTGCTAAATGGGTAAAGAAATGAAAGAATATCAATTACAAAAAGCAGTATGTAAATACCTAGAGTTACAAAACGTTTTATACTGTGGCTCTATGGGGGGACAATATCAAGTACATATGAGTCAAAGAATAAAAGCTAAAAAGAGTGGATATAAAAAAGGATTCCCTGATTTATTTATCTATGAACCAAGAGGAGAATATCATGGATTAGCTATAGAATTAAAGACAGGATACAATAAAGCAAGTAAGCCACAAATACATTGGCAAAAGGAATTAACCAAGAGAAATTACAAATCCTGTATCTGCACAGGAATAGATGAGGCATTAGAAGCTATTAATCAATACTTAAAAATAAAATAAAATGAAAATACTTAATTTATATGCAGGAATTGGTGGCAATAGAAAATTATGGGGTGATGAACACGAAATAACAGCAGTAGAACATGACAAGCAAATTGCAAACACTTATAAAGGATATTTTCCTAATGATACAGTTGTTGTGGCAGATGCACACCAATATCTATTAGACCACTATAAAGAATATGATTTTATTTGGTCATCACCACCTTGTCCAACACATAGCGACATCAGGAGATGTGGGGTTCATGCTGGAAGATACGAAGCGTTATATCCTAAGATGGACTTATATCAAGAAATAATACTATTAAAACATTTTGCTAAATTAGAAACTAAATGGATTATTGAAAACGTAAGACCCTATTACAAACCATTAATTCAACCTGACCACAAACTACACAGGCATTTTTATTGGTCTAATTTTAATATAAGTAATTTTGAAGTTACGAATAAAAGAAAACACAATAACATTGTTGGTAGCCATACGGTTTATGGGTTTAATATAAAAGACACTAAAATAAAAAACAAAAGAAAGGTTTTAAGAAATATGGTAGACCCTGAACTTGGTTTACACATTTTAAATTGTTCTTTATGAAAATTAAACCAACATTTTTTAATACTAGAAGGGATAGGCTACATTGGAATTATATAGATACTAACAGTAAGTTGTTTACAATTTTGTTTGATAGCGGAGCAGAGATGTCTTTTATTTTACGAGATTTGAAAAAAAATGATAATATAGAAAATTATATTTATAAGAAACTACATAAAAGATTTTCAAATATAATAGAAATAGAAATATCAAAATTAAGTAGTGTAGAATATAATTTATTAAAGCAATTAAATATACCCTCAGTAATAAAAGTATGTTGAACAAATACCTGGTTGATAATTATGACAAGTTAAAAGACATGGCTCATAATATCGCAGGTGTTACAGGAAAAGATGATTTATTAAGCTTTGTGATTGAAGAACTATATAAGTGCGACCAAGAAAGATTAAGTGAAATAATAGAAAAAAAACAATTAACATTTTATATAGTTAGAGTAATGCTTAACCAATATCATTCAAAGACTAGCAGATATTATTATAAGTATAGAAAATATTATGAATATCATGTTACAGGAATTATAGAGGCTATATCGCCCGACAACATAGAATCAACTACTGAACAAAAAGAATTAGTAGAAGAAAGGTTAGATTGGGTAGAGAAAAAACTAAAAGACTTATATTGGTTCGATGCTGAATGTTTTAGAATATATTATAGAGAATCACACTCTTTAAATTCTATGGCAAAAGCTACTAAGATTTCAAGAGCCACTATATATAAAGCAATTACTAACGTCAAAAAGTATTTAATAAATGAGCAATAACGAAGACATTATAGCCAATATAATTGTTGGTATAACTATATTAACAGTATTAACATTTTTTATTTTTGCAATAACATGAAAAAAACTAGAGTAATAAGAGCATTAAAAAACTGCAACACAAATGATTTTAAGCCTGATAGCGTTTTATCTTTTAAAGACGAAAAGGGCAAAGAGTATTTCTTAGCAGAACAACCACATTATATGAACATAATTACAAACTCTATTAATGTGATATTAAAAAGAACATTTGATATAATTGATGATGTTAAATTAAAAGACAAAATAATAAAAGGTTTAAATGATGACAAAGCAAAGTAAAGGATTGGGCGATTCTGTCGAGAAGGTATTAAAGGCTACAGGCATTGATAAAGTTGCTAAAAAAATATTAGGAGATGACTGTGGGTGTGAGGAGCGTAAAGAAGCTCTGAATAAGTTATATCCATATAGTAGACAAATGACAGAGGATGAAATTTTAATATATGAAGAAGTAATGAATAGAACTAAAGGAACACTTACAGGTGCAGACCAAGGTATATTGTTAAAAATATATAATAAAGTATTTAAAACTAACAAGAAACCATCAAGTTGTGGTAGCTGTGTAAGAGGAACATTGCAAAAGTTAGAAGCAGTTTATAATAATAGTTGTAAGACAAATGGTTAAAAGAGCATCATTTATACATAGAGAAAAGAAGCGCAAAAAGCGTAAAGGGATTCACAGTAAGAACAATAAACCTAGTAAAAAATATAGAGGTCAAGGACGATGAAAAAAGAAAGTCAAGTTTTTAGATTCTGTTGCAGTTGTGCAAGAATAAGTTTAATACAAAAAGGTAAATGCTATTTTTGTAATAGTGACTTTATATATTCATCACCAAAAGATGATTTACACAAAATGCCTAAGAGAGTTGAAAAAGCATACTAAAGTATATATGACATTCTTCGATTATGGAGAAACCGATTTTATTATGTGTGAGTTCTGCCAAAAGGATAGGGCTGTCGACATCCACCACTTAGAAGGTAGGGGAATGGGTGGCTCAAACTCTAAAGACTACATTGAGAACTTGGTCGGCTTGTGTCGAGACTGCCATAACAAATGCGAACACGATAAGATGGCAAATTTTTATTGCAAAATAAAACACTTGGAAAATGTATGTCATCAGATTTATGCTAAAATAGAATATAAAAAAAGATATGAGAATAGAATTAATAAAAACAAATAAATTAAAACCTGCTAAATATAATCCAAGACAGATTACAAAAAAGCAGTATAGTGACTTGAAAAAATCAATAGAAAAATTTGATTTGGTTGACCCAATTATTGTTAATAAAGATTATACCGTTATAGGTGGTCATCAAAGGCTAAAGATTTGTAAAGAGTTAAAATATAAAGATGTGGATTGTGTAATCCTAGATTTAACCAAAGAACAAGAAAGAGAACTTAATATCAGACTTAACAAATCAGGTGGGGAGTTTGATATGGATATACTAGCTAACGAGTTTGATATGGAAGAATTAAAAGAATGGGGGTTTAAAGATATTGAGTTTGGTTTAAACATAGATAAACTAGATGATACTTTTAGTTTAGACGATAGCGACAAAAAACCTATACAAAACATTACGTTTGTCTTAGCAGATAAGCAAGTTGATTATATTAAAAACAAATTAAATGACATTAAAAAAACACAAGAATTTAACTATATTGAAACATTTGGAAATGAAAACAGTAATGGAAATGCGTTATATTTATTAGTATCACAATGGGGAGAGCAAAAGAAATAATTTTAAAAGTAATACCATCAGATGCTGCAAATGAATTTGTAAAAAAACATCATTATTCAGGAAAGTTTTGTATGAATAGTCAGTTGCATTTCGGGTGTTTTCTAGACAAAAAATTAGGTGGTGTAATGTCATACGGTTGCCCTATTGATAAAAGAAAAGTAATAGGAATTGTAAAGGGAACAAAGTGGAATGAGTTTTTAGAATTAAACAGAATGGCTTTTAGTGACTTGTTACCAAAGTATTCAGAAAGCAGATGTATAGCAATTAGTGTGAAATTATTAAAAAAAAATGCACCTCATATTAAATGGATTTTAAGTTTTGCAGATGGAACACAATGTGGAGACGGAACAATCTATAGGGCTAGTGGATTTAAATTAATTGGAATAAAAAAAAATACAACAATATATAAACTGCAGAGTGGAGAAACACTAGCAAAGCACGGAACAAGTAAAAGAGATTTTACAAATTCTGAAAGATTAAAGGGTTATCAATTAAAGTATATATATTTTATAGACAAAACAAAAGAAAAAGATTTAACTGTTCCTGTAATGCCTTTTTCTAAAATTAAAGAAATGGGAGCAGGAATGTATAAGGGAAAAATGCGAGTATAGCTTAATAGGTTAAAGCGTTATACTACCAGTATAAAGATGGGGTTCGATTCCACCTACTCGCTCAAATAATAAAATAAAACTATGAACAAAAGTAGACACATTAAAAAAGAAACTTTATTAAAGGCGTTAGAAAAGAGTTTAGGGGTTGTAACAATAGCTTGTAAAAAAGCTGACATTCCTAGAAGCACATATTACAAATGGCTTAAAGATGATGAGGAATTTAGACAGCAAGTTCAAGAGATTGAGAATGTTGCATTAGACTTTGCAGAAAGCCAATTACACCAACAGATTCAAGATAACTCAACAGCAGCTACTATATTCTTTTTAAAGACTAAAGGCAAGACTAGGGGATATACTGAGAAGTCTGAGTTAGATATAACGACTGATGGTAAGTCTATAACTGACATAAATATAAAAGTAATTGACACAGGTAACGATTGATACTACAAATGTCTTTCACAAGGCGTATAAGTCTAGCACACGAATTACTTGTCTTCAGGGGGGGACACGTTCTTCAAAGACTTATTCGCTTTGTCAATTATTTATAGTAAAAGCATTAAGAGAAACAGGCAAAGTATTTACTATATGTAGGAAAACATTACCTGCTCTTAAAGGTACAGCTTATCGTGATGTGTTAGAATTGCTAAAAGAATTAGGTTTATATTCAGAAGAATACCACAACAAATCAGAATTATCTTACACATTGAATGGCAATCTAATTGAGTTCATTAGTGTTGACCAACCACAAAAGATTAGAGGACGTAAGCGTAACTACTTATGGCTCAATGAAGCTAATGAGTTTACTTATGAAGATTATCAACAGCTTATATTAAGAACAACAGATAAAGTCTATTTAGACTATAATCCTTCAGACCCCTATAGTTGGATATATGA